GTTCTTTTGAATTGAAGGCATATTTGCCTATGTGTATTGCCATAATATATTTATTAAAAATCTGTTATTGAATCGTAAACTTTGATGTGTCTTAGACCTCCTTGAAATATTCTGTTACTTGAATTATTGTAATAATTTAAAGATATATTTGTTAATGAGGCACTAAAAGTAAAGCTAAGACCTTTAAAAGTAGGGTCTGTATCAACCAAGTCCCCGTTTATTTTTAACTCGTTGTTTCCCGATTTAAATTTAAATTGATAAGTGTTGTAATCGAATATATTAAAAGATGATGGCATATTGATATATATTTCATCATTTGCTGATGCAACAATCAATAGATAAGGCTTTACAGTTCCACTATCATATCCATAACCTAAAGCCACTCTGTTTGAGTCTGTTGCACCCAATGTTATTCTTCTCGAAGAATTATCCGTATCAAACGCTTTAAATCTTGCTTCAAGAACACCACTATCGTTATCTAACGCATTAAAATTTCCTGCTAAATTACCTGCATCCCCATTTCTTGTCGTTGTGCCACTTGATAGATTTTGGATATACGAAGATGTAAAAGAACCTACTTCTATTTGACCTCCCCAAACTGCAAATTCTGTAAAAGCGTCTTCGTAAGAGTAGACAACAAGATGAGAACTGCCACCATATCCTGTACAGTTTTCTATTATCAATCTGTACCATCCATTCCCAACGTACACAGACTTAAAATCTGCTTCCCCATCTAATTCATTAAGTATTATTGAACCATCAGATAAATCAAAACTTACATATTTAGAGCCTGTACCCGAATGAAAACCTGCCGTAATACCGAGCCTTATTTTTGAACTTCCCGAAACGTGTTTAACATAAGTCGAACAAGAATATTTTGTACCAATTACACTCGTAATACTTGCGGTGTAAACACCATCATATTGAGTTAATACAGAAACAACATCAGCAGTATCTTCTCCGTTAGGAGCAACTTCATCATTTGACCTTATTATTACTGCTGAACTGCTTGGGTTTTTATTCCACGATGTTATTTGCTCTGAATATTTGCAAATGTTTGTTCTTTCTGCTTCCAATAACAAAGAAGGACATCCTCCATCTGAATAATCTAATCTTGGAACATTGTTGCCCATAGATTCAATAAGTCCATCTTTATTTGTTCTCGTGGCAGATGTAGCTCTTAAGAAATCATCGAAATCAGCAGAAGAATCATTCGGCAAAACTCCGTATGCAGTTCCTGCCTTATATCCACTCGGTACGTATAAATATTTTAATGCCATATTTTATGATGTTAGTGCTGCAAGTTCTGCATCTGATAATACTTCTTTGAATACTACTAATTGTTTAACGTGTCCGTCAAAATATAGACTGCCGTTTCCTTGATGAAATGATAATGAGTTTAAAGCAGCGTTAAATGTTAAACTTTGTGTGCTTGTGTCTACCTCAACTCCATTTATCCAAAGCGCACAATCGCCCGACTTGTACTTGATTGCTATTTTATTAAAGTCAGTTTGAGTTATCCCACTCGCAGAAAGGGAAATATAACCCCCCGACCCTTGTACCAAGCAAAGCACTTCATTACTTACACTACGATAAAACAAAGAAACCCTGTTGTTTGTTGAAACACCCGCAGACAAAGTGATCCCCCTACTTACACCTATATCAGCTAATGCTGCTCCTTCAAAAAAGAATACTCCTTCCTGTGCCCCTATCAAAGTAGCATCTCCTCCGTTAATGTAGTTAGTTCTCGCTCTTGTTACTGTACCGCTTGTTGTTGGCATATAGCTTGACACTTTACCATCCCTTCCGCTTACAGCTCCTTTTTCTCCTTGCGCACCCCATACATCAAAATAATGTCCATATTGTGGGTCAATGTAAATAGCACCACCCCCTGCTCCTGTGGACTTGTACTCAATTCTTTGCCATTCATTTCCAACTGCAACAGTATTTCCATACCCACTACTTTGGTTTCCATATCCAATCCAAACATTTCCTGTGCTACCTGCTCCTGACGTTCTTTTAATCCAAATAGATACCCCTGTACCTTGACCTGTTGGAGTAAACGCAAAACCTGCAAATAATCCATCTCCTGCCGCAGGCGCTCTTGTAATATTGTAAACAGTCTGACTTACTCCTCTTGGGTTTGTTTTTGTTGATGATGTCATCGAAATAGCGGCTTTTGTCCAAAGAGCATTTGAGAAATCCTCACTATATCTTACTTGGTTTGTAGATGCTAATTCTGATAAAATAGCACCGCTTCCCTTTGAATAGTCTATTCTTGGAATATCTGTTGTATTATCAACAACCAATCCGTTTCCGTCCACTCTTGTAGTTGTGCCGTTCTGTATTAGAGTTATATCCCCAAAAGGAGATTCACTCGGTTTCACATTGTGAATAACATCTTTGCTATATCCTGTCGGTGTTAATACGATACTTGCTTTTTCTAATAAGTTTGCCATTATAAGTCAATGTTTTCAAGGTTAGTAAGCAAGGTAGTCGTTGCTGCTGCATTCTCGTAATATGTAGAACGTGCTTGTAATATAGATAACAAAGAAGGAACTACTGAAGTTTCTGCAATGTCGCTATAAGACTTACCCCAATTTATAGTATTACTTGTAACCCCAACACCCCAATTAGTGCTTTCGTATATTTTTCCCCAATTGATTGAGTTTGCCATTTTCTATCTTTTTTAGAAAGACTTTAAGTTTCTCCTTATTGTCTTGCTTTGGTTCGTATTGTTTTTTTATCCTAAATTCCATCCGTGAAATACTGTGTCTTTATCAGGACTAATATCTTCGTTTGAGTTACTGTAATACTCTGGAAACAATGATGAGGCATTATTGCTCATATAGTCGATAAACCTGTTAGTATAATAGTTTGCGTAATCTCTTTCTTTTTGTACTAAGAAATCTACCTCTTCTTTACTAATGGTAGAGCCGTTAGAAACTTCGCTTCTGTAAACACCTCCGTTTGCAATAGTATATGATGCAAAAGGAAGATACTCTGCCATAGAGAAATGAATCAACATAGGCTGAATAAAGTCATTGACTAATGTTAAGTAGTTGCCTGTTAAATTACCTGCGATAATATCCTCGCTAATTTTATCATACAAGTCTGTACCTAAGTAATTTTGAACGTGGATTTCTTGTGCCAATCGAATAAACTGAATAAACTTATCCGTATCAACATTCCCACTAATAGCCGTATTTTTTACTAAGTCAGCCTTCTTTATGAATAATGCTTTTGCCATATCTTATTCTGTTTGAGATGTTGGTTCTTCTTCTATCGGAGCTTCTTGCTCTGTATCTGCCTCAGAATCCTTTTTAATACCTGTTTCCTTCTCTATCTCTGCCTCGCTAATAGCGTTGGTCAAGTCGGTAAATTCAAGTGGCTGTAACGTCTTAAAATACACATCTAATTCGATGCCATTAAATTGAAGAATCTCCTCAATCTCATCTAAGATAGTTACCTGTAAAGGTCTGATTACTGTGTTATCCATAAGGACAGATGCAGTCTGCAATTCTTCTGCGTTGTTTCCAAGTCCTGAAGAATCCTTAATTCCTACAAGCATAGGAGATACAATTCGATGGGACACCATAACTTTTCTCATACTCTCATCCGATAGGAATTGGTATTGTTGGTGGGCATCGCTTAATTGTACAGGCTCTATACTTGCCGACAACTCTTTAGAATCATTAAAGGCTAATATAAATCGCCCTGCGTTACTTGACCCTGAGAACTTGTCGTATATTCTTTGCTCGATAGCAGTTCTTTCTTCGTCAGAAGGCACTCCGTTATTGAAGTTAATAAGCATACTTGGTGCTAAACCATTCTGAATATTGTTGATGTGGTAGTTTGCAATCTCTTCCTCTAATTCAGCGTACTGAATACCTCCTTGATAATCAACAGGAGAGTAGTAGAAGTAACCTGCCTTATAAGGCTTGATGTAAACTATCTCTATATTTTCGTTTGAGAATCCAAATGCAGGTATTCTCTTTACGTTCTTTTTTGAGTTACTTACCTCTGACCAGTCGTTAGAGTAATAGTAACCTTTGATGTTTCCTTTCTCATCAGCTTTCTCAGCTCTTAGAGTCTGAACAGGAATATGTTCTACTTGTGCAATACGACTCCTGTCTTTAGAATAGATAACTTGGAATGCAGCGTTACCCATCATCTTATAATCGTAACAAACACTTTTTAGGCACTTCTTAGAGAATAAAGACTTCATCTCAGCATATTGCTCAGGATTACTATCTCCATTAACTGCATCCAATCCCTTGCCGTAAATCATATCTGCAATACCATTAATAGCAGCATTGTTAGTAGGAGAGCCGTTATATCTGTCAATCAAGTATCCGAAGTAATCATTGTCATCTCCATACTCTACCCAATCCTTATTTTGTACTTCTACAACTTCAGGTCGTGTATAAGACGAAAAGTTTACTACGTGAACCTTTCCTTGCTTCTTAGCAGTCTTAGGTTGTCTGTACTTGTTTACATTGTGTTTTGCCATAATTATATATTATAATACTATAAATTCGTTGTCAAAAGTATCCTCTGTTACGTAGTCGTCTTTGTGAACATCGAACTTGTCAAAATCTGTTTGATTCGTACAAAATATTGTATCTCTATAAATAACATCTCCCGATGAATTTTTTACCTCCATAGAATAGTTTGTGTTCTCCACTAAAGTAGGGATGCCTGAATATAAAGTCATATACCCATTTGAATTAGAAACTGCTACACTAACAGTTTCTGAGGTTCTTGTATTCTTGTTTGTCAATGTTAAAGTTACAGAAGATGCTGCTTCTCTTGGGATAAACTTTATAAACGAAGGTGTTGTAGTTAATATTTTCATACAATTAAGTAATATAGAAATACTGATTTGTTTGCAATAAAAAAAGGGCAACATAATGTCGCCCCTTTTAGATTTAAAGATGTCTTAGTTATTAAGAACCTAGGTCGATTGTTACAGTTCCTGATGTAAACACAAAAGAAGTAGCAGTACTACTACTTTCAGGTGTTATAAACTCAGCAGGAGCAGTTTCCATTCCTGAGAAAGTAAGTGTGTATCCACTCATATCTCCCATAGCACCACCTGTTACGATAGTACCTCCTGTTACGTCAGCTCCATGCTCTCTTCCTACTAAGAAAAGGTTTCCGTTGTAATCCTCAACAATTATCTGAGGGTTAGAAGTAGAAAGAAGTTTAACCGCTTTGTTATCAACTGCTGATAGTTTAGGCAAAGTCAAGTTCAATGCTTGTTCGTAAAAAACAGTTCCGTTATCTGCTGAAGCAGTAATAGTTTCTTCAAGAGAAGAAGTTCCTTTTAGTTCGTATTTGAAAGCTCCTGTTACATTAGATGCAAGGTCTTCTATTGCTCCAGTATTATCATCAAAGCCATCAGCGGCTACAACAATTTTATTACTACCATCGTTTGGTACAAAGATAACTGCCTTGATACCTCCGACAGAATCTTTACAGGCTAATGCTCTACCTGCACTTATGAAATTACATGCCATAATATTATATTTTTTTTTAGGTTAATAAAAAAGGGATAGGCGATAACCCACCCCTTTAGTAAATTAGTTATTCAGTTAATTATGCAGGTGTGTAAA